CATCAGGTTTACCTATGTTCACCTTCAGACATTTCATATCTTCAGTGAAAGGATACTCCGGTTCGCCAATTCTTGACAGAACAGGTAGAGCCGTAGCAGTACATACTCATGGAAGAAAAGATAATAAGAATAACTTGGGAATTGCGTTATTACCGATATTAAACATAATATTAGGAAGACAAATACAATTGGAGAATCCACTGAGCCCAGATTATAATATAGAGTCAGATACAGACTATACAGAAGATATGTTCATAGAAAGAGCATTGAAACTTGAAGGAAAGTTTGATAGTAAAATGGTTAGAAGAAACATAATTATATTAGACGCGGAAGGTAGAAAAATATCAACTAAACATATTTATATGGCTAAAGATAGTTACTACCTGAAAGATCATTTGGACGAAATGCCAGAAGATGGAGAATACTTAGAACAGAACCAAGATTCTTCAGATGATGAGCAAGATTATTACAATGATCAATTAGATGAGGATTTTAGGGACCGGTACAACAATGAGTTATTAAAAGAACAAACAGCTACTATTAAAGTAGCCACAAATTATAACGTTGAATCGGCTCTGATTGTAAAAGAAAAGGTTGTGATAGACACTGTAGCACCAAAAGGTCCTACTGTAGACAAGGAAGCTGAAGAAACTGTTACGTCACCAATTGAGATGGGTGATGAACAGAAACAAAAGCTGGATTTCTGCGAGGCTCTGGAGACGGAGCGAAAACTATCACAAACTATGTACAAGACAATACTAGATTTAGACGAGAAGTTGAAGCAAATTGGTTCGACCGTGAGTCAAATCCAGTCATTATCGGCACCATTGAAGTCAAACCAAGTTCCAGTTTTGGACGTAAAAGAATCAAGATCACGGAAGAGGCGTACAAGGCGTACCCAGAGATCAAAGAATTTGCGTTCCCAGGAGCCGGCGACAACAAAAGAGTGCAGAAAAGTCTTGCATACACAATCGGAAAGTTGCACAAACCCCGACCTAACCAAGAATTTACCAAAGCAAGAGATCAACTCAGGCCTTGGACTTCCGAAATCGGAAACGATATATCCGAAAGTGATCTTAAGAAAATCATTATCGACAAAATCGCACACGTTAAAGGAACTTCAAGCCCAGGCTTCCCGTACTGTTTAATTTATCAAGATAACAAAACATTTGTTGGAAAACAAAAGAATTATATTATAAATAAAGTGTATGAGAGATTAATGCTTATGTTAAATACGGTAGAGATAATAGATGACCCTTTATGGTATTATGATCAAGGATTTAGTGACTTGATAACACCTAATGAGAAAGATGATGCTCACCCAATGAGAAAAGTTAAAGAAGGTAGGTGGCGAATATTTTGTTGCCCCACCCTAATAGACCAATTGGTAGAAAGAGTGTTATTTACAGATGCAAATAATGCAGTCAAATATGATTATCCTCACTCGGGGGCGACCATTGGCATTGGATTTACAGATGAACAAACAACTGAATTTTGTAATAACATCAAAGACAATAACGATATGAACCATGTAAAATACAGCGATGTAAAAGGATGGGAAATATCAGTTGGAAGAGATTATATCAAAATAACAGCAGATTCTGTAAATGATAATATGATCAATAAAGAGAACACAAAACATGCTAACGCTATTAGAACACATGCACTTAAGATAACAAATCCGTTGTATGTAGTAGCAGATAAAGATATTTATTACCTATGGAAAAGAGGACAACCAGGTGGTATTATTAGTGGTTCGTTTGTAACTACATTGTATAATACTATCGCTCGATTAGATGTATCTTATACAGCAGGAGCTGATGAAGCAACTGCTGCAGGAGATGATTGTATTGAAAGAGTAGAAAAGACATTGGACCAACATAGAGAAGCATATGCAAATCTAGGATATGTATTAAGAGACTTAGTTAAATCCCCACCAGGACAAATTAATTTCTGTAGCCATACCATGAAAGAAGTAGAACCACGCAAGTGGAAAAGTACACTGGATTCATGGGATAAGCTATTGTTTAATACATTAAGTAAGAAGATTACACCTGAAAGATTTAGTGGTTTTGTTTATGAATTAACGAATTCTGATAGAAAAGATGAGTTAATATCTGCCTTGCAAAAATATGGCACGTTCTCGGACGTGGCGTAGAAGGTAAGGTACATACGCCAATAAAAATCGACTGAAAATGACCAAGAGGCAGAACAGAGCGAAAGACTACCAACCAGAAAGTATGGCACTTGTTGCTAGAGGAGCTAAAACTTTAGCAAGAGATCCTATGGTACAACAGTATCTTATGGGAGCAGTGGAAAATTTGGGAAAACAATTTATTAGTAAATTGAACAAACCAAACACTAAACAACTTATGGTATATAATGGTAGCAATAAATCAACCAACAAAGGAAATAGATCATCTGCACCAGTTGCATATAATACTAGAGCACAGAATCGTAGAGCTAGAATTAAAGGAATGGCCGGCGGTATTACGATTAAACATCGTGAATATTTAGGAGATTTGATGGGAGGAGACTTTGTAGTTCAATCATATCAAATACAACCAGGCCTACCACAATCATTTCCGTGGCTTTCAGGTATAGCTAATAATTTTGAAAAATATAAAATTAGAAACTTGCAAGTACACTACATAAACGTATCAGCGACGAGTGAAAGAGGTAGAGTGACTATGGCATTTGATGCAGACGCATTAGATGCAGATCCAGTAGACAAAGTGGAATTGTTTTCATACAATGGAGCTGTTGAAGGATCTGTATGGAGTCCACTAACTTTAACAGTACCGTGCAAACCAGAAACTTTATTCACCAGACAAGGTGAAGTAACAGGGACTGATTTGAAGACTTACGATTGTGGAAGATTGGTATTAGCTGCGTCGAATTCAACTGCTGATGTAGTGGTAGGAGAAATTTTCTTATCTTATGATATAGAATTGACTATCCCACAACCAGTAGTTTGTCCATCGGCCGCTATAGATTCTACATCAGGAGTATCAGCATCAGATATGTTTGGTACATCTAGAACAATAGTAGGTAATTTTCCAGTTATAGTAGATACTAATACAACAACGTTTACAGCGCCAGGTAACTATTACTTGACCTTAACTTGTATTGGTACAACCCCAGGGTCTATTACTATAGCAGACGGAAATACACAAACAGCAGTAGCATTGTTTACAGGAGCAAATTCTAGTAATAATACTAAAAGTTGTAATGTGTATGCTATTAGAGTAGGATCAGCAGGTGAATATATAACATGGGCTATATCAGGAACAGTAACTTCAACTTATTTGTTCTTTAGTATGGCTAATAGTACAATAACAACCCCTTGATTTATTTAATAAAACCACAGGAAAAGTGAACAAACCCG